GGAAGACCGGCTAGTGTACCAAGACCCGGGAGACGCCCTCGTACACAAGAGGACGACGTGTTCAAGCTCGCTCGTGTCATGAACGTAAACCCTTCGGGCTCACTGGAACACACTCGAGGGATGTTCAACGACCTCTCTGGACGGGCCCCAACAAACGCCGCTGGTGACGTAACGGCGCAAGTAGACCCACAGACTCGGGCGTACATCCAACAAATGGAGCGACTTGAGGCCGAACGACTGCGCCAGAAGGGACTCTTTGCAGCGATTCAGGACCCAATGACAATGGTTCAGAACCCAATTAGCCTAGGATAAGCACATGACCTACCTTGAACTTATTAACGCAGTACTGGCCCGCCTACGGGAGGCTCAAATCTCAGCTGGTGAGGTTAACGTAGACCCGTTCTACCGCATGATTGGAGCGAATGTAAACGACGCCCTGCGTACCGTGCAAGATGCGTGGCAGTGGTCCGGACTTCGTGGTACTGACTACGTAGATATTCCTACTAACTCCTTCAACATGACGCTTCCTAACTCTGCTGACTCGTCGTACATCCTCAAACGTATCTACTCGAGCGAGCGTTATGACCCGCTTACGGAGCTCCCTGAGCTCACAGAGATGCGACCTATCGGTGTAGACCTGATGCGTACACGGTACACCGGTGGGCTGGATAACGTACCTGTAGGCCAGCCTTCTGAGTACGCGCCAGCCGGCAGAGACCCCGCTACGGGCCTCCTACGCATCAACATGAACCCAAGGGTAACTACAGGGCTGTACGCGCTCACAATCGACCGTGTGGCCCGTCAGGCCCCTCTCGAGGCAGCAGACGACCGACTTCTTGTTCCCGCCCTCCCTGTGTACAGTCTTGCCACTGCCCTCTCTGCACGAGAGCGTGGGGAGGTAGGGAACACTCCAACATCCGAACTGTTCCGCATGGCGGACATTGCCCTGAGCGACGCTATTGCGCAGGACAGCGCGATGTACGCAGAAGAGATGGACTGGTTCAGCTCGTCCGCTTACGGGTGGGCCCAAACTAACGTAGGAAGTGCATAATGGCTCAACAGCAGGCAAATGTCACGCTGGCGGCTCCGGGTTTCATGGGGCTGAACACGCAGGACTCTCCGCTGGACATGGACATCAAGTTCGCGTCCGTGGCACAAAACTGCGTAATCGACCGATTCGGACGTATTGCCTCTCGTCGAGGGTTCCAGTACCTCACGTCTAATCCTACGGTGTTGGGAGGCAGTCCTATTGCCACAGTTCAGGAGCTCGTAACGGAGACTGGAGACAAGTACCTCCTAGCTGCTGGTGCCAACAAGCTGTGGCTGCAGCAGACAGAGACTCCCTTTGAGCTCGTTGAGCTGACACTTCCGGTTGCGTACAGTATTGTAAATGACCTGTGGCAGATTATTCCGTTCAACGACAAAGCGTACTTCATTCAGGCTGGACAGAAGCCGCTGGTGTTCGACCCTGCGGTAAGCACAACAGCAGTCGATGAGTGGGCCGAGTACCCTAACGCAACGACAGGGAACAGCTGGCCCAACTGCGGTACGGTAGCTGTAGGTCGCCTGTGGCTGGGGGACTTCGACAACGACTCAACTATCGTGGTGTGGAGTGGTCTGCTGGACGGCGAGAACTGGTCTAGCTTGGGCGTGGGTGGCATCGAGACAAAGGAATACTGGCCGGCAGGGTTCGACGAAGTGTCAGCGCTTGCCGTACACAACGACTACTTTGTCATCTTTGGTCAGCGTTCAATCCTCCTGTACACCACAACGTCTGATGTCACGTCTACTCTCAACCTTGTGGACACAATTGAGGGCATTGGGTGCATCGCCCGGGACACCGTTGTGCCTACGGGTATTGACTTCATGTTCTTGGATGCAACGGGAGTACGTTCCCTGATGCGTACAATCCAGGAAAAGTCTGCGCCTATTGGTGATATGTCTCTAAACGTACGACAGGATATTCAGAGAGCAATCTTTGATGAGACGACAGGTAACATTAGTGGCGTGTTCCACGTCGAGGACAGTTTCTATGTAGTGTTCTTCCCTACCGTACCAAAAACGTACGTGTTCGATACGTGGCAGATTCTCCCTAACGGAGCTGCCCGAGCTACAGAGTGGTTGAACATTAACCCACGCTGCGGTGTACGCACTCTGGACCGTATCACGTACTTTGCTGGGGACCGTGGCGTGTACTTCTACCGTGGGTCTCAAGACATCACGCTTGCAAACGACGAGACTACTGAGGTGTTCACCTCTATCCCAATGGCGTACTACACGCACCCTCTGGACTTTGGCTCACCAGCAAGCCTAGTGTTCCCGAAGCAGGTAGACGTGGTACTTATTGGGGGCCTGCAGGGGGACCTCAGATTGAACTGGGGATACGACTACGCCGACGCTTCAAATGTCAAGACGCTGCCCTTGAGTCCCTCATCGCGCTCAGCCTTTTGGGGCAGCCCTGAGAACGTGTGGGGCGACGTGGAGTCCTTTCCAGACCCTGAAGGGTACGTAAACAGCTTCTGGACCTCCGGTACAACTATTAACGAACTAAAGTACAACATCTGGGGCTCGGGAAGAAACGTGAAGATTGGCTTTACAGCTGACATTCTCGGCTCGACTGTGAGCATTCAGGAAATTAACGTAAAGGCACTACAAGGGAGAATTCTTTAATGTCTAATTACACATACCCAAACACTGCGTTTACTTTTGGTGCGAGGGATGCCCTTGCTCCGTCTAACGCCGAAAAGATTATTAAGGGGACACAGCTAGACGCTGAGTTTACGGCCCTCGAGGCTGTGAGCTCGTCTAAGCTAAACTCTGCTAACCCCACATTTACCGGTACGATGAACGGTGGAACGATTGACGGAGGTACGTTCTAATGGGCGGTCTATTTGACTTTATCGAAAAGAACTTTGGGGGCATCCTCAGTGGTGTCACTAATGCGGCTGGGTATGATGCGCTGCTTGGGAAGTTACAGGGGCAGCAGACGGCTGTAGGTAACGCTTTAAGCGGCGTAGTGACGGACGTTGAGACTACTGGTGCCTTCAAGCCGTGGACCGTACGTTCCGGAATCGGCTCTACGTCGTACAATCCAGCCACAGGTACAACACAGAACACCCTGACAGGAACACAGCAGCAGTATGCGAACCAACAGGGCCAAGGCGCTGCAAACATGTACGGACGCGTCATGCAGGACCCTGCCGCACGCGAATCGGACATCTTTGGCCGCATCCGGGCTATGCAGGCCCCTGACGAGCAGCGTGCGTACGAGTCAATGAATGCCAACCTGTTTGGTTCAGGGCGTGGAGGCATGTCCTCAGAGGCGTACGGAGGTTCTCCGGAGCAGTTTGCGTTTGGTAAAGCACAGGCTGAGGCGCGTAATGCTGCCTCTCTAAGCGCCATGAACCAAGCACAACAAGAAATGCAGAACTATGCCAACATCGGTCAGTCGATGTTTAACAACCAGTACACTCCATGGCAGCAGCTGCAGGGGTTCTCTGGGCAAGGCATCCAAAACCAACAGCTGTACCAGAACAACCAGCAGAACTTGGCCGGCCTACTGGCTCAGCTGGGAATTGGACAAGCTACAACTGACGTGAACTACGGCAACATCTACGGCGGTGCTTTTGGTAAGATGATTGAGGCTCTGGGCTCAGCGGCGAGTGGTATTAACATTCCCGGTGTAGAACAGACAACCGTCAACCCTGCCGGCGGTATGGGCAACGCTATCAGCTAAAGGAGACACACTATGGCAGCTAACCTGTCGGGCATGTTTGCCCAATTGAACCAAGCCATCCAAGGGAACCCGCTCGCAACTGGGGTGGGTGACGCGATGGTTGACCGTACGTCCCAAGCGGCGGGTGGCCTTATGGCTGCCCTTCCGGGACAGAGTGACCCGTACTCCTTTATGACGCAGGGTGCCAAGCAGATGCAGGGTCCACAGGACATGGCAGGGCTCGATATGAGCTCTATCGAAGGGCTCAAGCAAGCCGCAGAAGTTGCTGGCAAAATGGGCGACACCGCTATGCAAGCCCAGCTGGCTAAGCGTGCCGCAGACATGGAAGCCGCTGAGATGCAACGTGCTGCTGAAGCTGCAAAAGCCGAAGCAGAAAAAGCGGCGGCTCAAGCTAAGCTAGACCAAACTGCCGCAAAAGAAACTGCAGCAGCACAAGAAACAAAAGCTCAGCGTTCGGCTGCTGCAGCACTAGCTACGCGAGACGGCAACACAGACCTGGCAGAGTCTCTACGCACGGGGGCAATCTCTCCGGAGGCGTACTTCCAGACTCGCAAGGACGCCAATGACCTGTACGAGCTTTCAGCCAACGAAATGCTGGTCGACAAGGACGGCAATATTATTCGACTGAACCCCGGTGTTACTAAAGGTGGAGTGGCCGGAAGCCGTACCAACTATGCCTCTGAAGTAAAGCTGTGGAACGAACTTGACTCACAGGGTAACGAATCTTTGGTGTATTCAGACAAAATGGCTAAACTGGCCTCAGAACTTGAGCAGCAAGGGGACTACGACGCGGGTCTTTTCGCTACTGTAGAAGATTTTATTCTTACTCAGCTAGGGCAACGCGACAACGAACAGTACCTACGTACTCGAGTAAAAGGCATCCTTAACCACGAAGCTATTAGCATGCTTCCTCCGGGCCCTGCTTCTGACCGAGACGTTGCAATTGTTCGTGAGGGTGTTCCACCTGCTAACGCAAGCAAGGAAGAAGTGCTGGCGTTTATTCGCGCTAATGAACGCATTGCCCGCTATCAGGCTGAGTACGACAAAATGAAGGCAGACTTTATTATCCGTAAAGACCCTGCTGGATTCCAAGCCGCGTGGGACCAGAAGATTGCCAAGGACGCTAAGCAAGAGTGGATTGACAGCACACCTAGCGGCGCTATTCAGTACCTACAAAACAACCCTTCACAAGAGATGAGGGACGCCTTCTTGGCTAAGTACAAGTGGCTTCCTGAAGGACTATAAATATGGCAAACCCTTTTGACCAATTCGATGACCAACCACCACAATCGACTGAAGGTAATCCTTTTGACCAGTTTGACACGCCGGTAGTTCCTAAGGGACCAGCACGCGCAGAAGACTCGTCGTTTGCGTCTCGCACAATGGACACACTCGAAGAGGCGCAGATGAACTTTGGCGACAAGGTTCTTGATGGGCAAATCCAAGGCGTGGATACCAGCAACATCAGTCCAGAGATGATGGAAAAGTTTGGTGAGCCCACAGCCAGCCTAGCGGAGCGTACCCAGTCCGCTGCTTCTGAGGTCCTGTCAGCTGGGTCCAGCATTCTTGTGGATGGTGGTATCTCGTTGGTACGTTCTCTTATCCCTGATTCATGGGAAGATTCTATCGTAGACTTCTCTCGGGACAAGTGGGAGGCAATTGCGAAGTCTCCTATTATGCAGCAGGGGATTGAGTACGCTAAGGCCGGCAAAAAGGAGTACGACGAATGGGCTAAAGCAAACCCAGAATGGGCCACACGCTTGAACGAAGCTGTGAACATTGGGGCGTTGGGGCGTGCTCCCGGAAAGACGTTGCCCGGACAGACTCCTAACGCGCCTAAGCTGCGTGGCGAGACGTACATTCGGAAGCAAAACAAGAACAACATGAACAACCGAAAGGCCGCCACACAGGAACTACTTGAGCCGCCTACTAAGAAAAACAACTACGGCAAGTACTACGAAGACAAACGTGGCACGGTTCGTTGGGACCCCAATTCGTGGACGCGAGACGTTATTGACGAAGTAGTAAAGGTCAAAGATGTCAGTCCTAAGAAGTCGTTTGTACACAACATGAACGCGGTGCGTGGACGTTCACAAAGTTTCCGTAAGGAGCTGGACGACCTTGTATCTACAAAGGGTACAAAGGTTAACGTAGGCGGCCTAAAGGAGAAGCTCCAATCGTCGGTAGATTCAATGGCCGACGAGGTTCTCCTTTCCTCAGACGCGGAGAAGATGGCAGCCAAAATTTACCGAAAGACTGAACAGCTTCTTGATGCTAGTGACGGAACATCAATGGGCGTGCTGAATGTGCGCCGTCAGTTGGACGAGTGGGTAAACAGCCAGCGTAACGTGTTTGACGCTACGTTCGAGTCTGCGACCTCCATTGCCCTACGAGAGATTCGTGGCATCCTCAACAACACTGTGTCGAAAAGCACTAAGTCTGCGAAAGTAGACACGCTTCTAAAGCGCCAGCACAAGCTGCTGACTGCTGGCGACATGTTGGAAGAAAAAGCCATGAAGCAGGCTGACACGTACTTCGGGAGGTTCC